TCTTCAGTTGTGAGGACTGGGTACCACTGGCTTCTGGTGCGTAGTTGTGCCGAAGATTGTTTGAGTTATGTGTCAACCCCGTCGGCCCCCTGCGCGTGTGTTGTGTTTGTTGACGTAACACCCCATCTTTCTAGAAATTTTCTATACCGGCAATACCAAGGGGTCCTTCCCTTTATAGAGAGAAAAGATATAAAAGGGATAGGGACACCGTGGAGCGTCCGGTATCCCCCCACTGGTCAGATTGTTGGGTCAGTCCATCTCGCCATGGAAATAGTGGACCAGATACTGCAGAGTCGCTTTCTTCAAAGCCACTTCCTGCGGATCCAAAGCCTTGGGTGTTTGAGGCAACACCTGTGGGTCATCCGGCCCCGAAATGATGAAGGTGGGCTGCTCCTGATCGCGCAGATACTCTAGCACCTGCAGGGCAGCCGACACCTTCTGGGTAATGGGGGGAGACACCTTCATGTTAATTTCAGGCTTGTCCATCAATGCTCGTCATCATACTCCCTCTTCAAGGTCATGCCAGCAACACCACGGTGATGTCCCTCATTTTGGGACAGCCTTGTCTGCCTCAGATCCCATGAACAGTCCTGAGCAATCCGCTGGATCAGCATGTTGCGGGGAACGTGCATCTTGACTTTGTTTGCCCGCAGCCAACTTTCCCACTGACTCCTGACAATCTCATTGGCAGTAAACCCACTCTCGTTCCTGATGAACCGAGCCTCCAAGAAGCTGTCGAAGGGGTTGTTCTGCAGGTGATACAGACGGATCGCGTTCTTGCCCGCCTCAGGAACAGGCCACTTGTTGTCCCGATCAGACCCCTCAAGCTCAATCGCACCACGAACAGCCCATGCTGCAATGCCGGGGATCTCCTTCTTCAAATCCGCATCCAGCTCAAAATCCTCACGACCCTCAAAGCTGACATCAAAAGGCAGAACCAACATCTTGCCGGACAATCCACGGCCCTTGTTGGGCAGAACTGGGATCTCGTTGGACTGCATCAACGGCGCAGCCCCAACAGTCACGTTTCTGAGCTGCCTTCGGTACTTCACATTCACAGTCATGGGGTCACGGCCCACGATGTTCTTGAGTATCCGACAAACCCTTTCCCCTGACTTGCTGTCAATCTCTGAAACCTCGCTGATACTCAGCACCTTGCTCAGTTCCAAACCGTCCAGCCCGAACTCGTTTGCCAGATCCTCCAACGACGTACTCAGATAAGTGGTCGGGCCGGTCAACTGCTTCAACACACTGCAGATTGTGCCCTTGCCACCACGGATCTTGCCGTACATCAACAGCCACTTCGCATACTTGCGCGTGCCCATCAAACAATACCCAAACCAACGCTGCAGCAAACGACCCCACTCAGGATCTCCGTTGCCCCATTCGTGCAATGCCTTTTCCCAACGAGGACACTCAGCATCAGGATCAATCCCACACGGAATAACCGACGTATCAAACCATCGCTGGTCTCTGTCTTTCATTACCCAAGACTCAGAAGTGCTGTTTTTGATGTCGATGATGTGATCTTGGAACGCAATACAATGTGCTGGATCAATATGTTGTTCCTGTGGTATGATCCAACAAGGAACCTCTTCCTTGTCTAGCCGACATAGAGCTTCCAAAGCATTGACGACACCCTCGATCTTGTTTTTGTCGGGGGCATAGCGTCTGATGACAGGACCGTTTGCGGTAAATTGTTCCCAAACCGCATCTTCCAAGATGAGCAGTACCCGCTCACGGATCTTGTCTTCACGAAGAATCTCCCACTGTTGACCGTCCCAGTGCCAAAACTCTCCCCTCCACCGATACAAACCTTGATGTCCTGACGATCCTGTGAAATAATCACGAAGTACTCGCCTACCAACTTTGATAGGCTCCAGTGATTCCAACGGGTTATTGTTCCAGTTCATGTGTTTCCCTTGAGGCTAAATAAATGTCGAATCCCATAGATCAGATTATTGCTCTTGCTGCTAAGCGGAAAACAAAAAAGGGCATGAAGCCGATGGAGCGGTTGTTTACCACGAGTGGCCGCAGAGCAGGCAATACCTTCAACTCATCCAGAAAGCTCGATCTTCGTACTCCCGATAAGCGAGATGCGTTTCTGACTGCAAACGAAAGAAAAGAAAAGGCCCGTAAGAAGAGGCTTGAAAATCTTCTTAACAGCTTTGGTGCAGGAGCCCGCTGAGGTCGGGACGACGATCGTACCAGAAGTTCCAACGCATGGCAACCTCCAGCGACAACTCTCAGGTTTATCTTTCCTTTGGTGGGGGGCTGAAGCTTTTCAGTGAAGACTACTTCATCAAAGAGCTTCTTCCCATGGGAATGACACGTCGCGGGTTTCGTTCTTTGTGCAGAGCGTTGAAGGTTCCGCTCGTTCACATTGGAACAACCGCGATGGTGGACATCACTTCATTCCAACTTGCGATGAAGGCTGTATGTCGAGTGGGTCAGGAAGACTTCTATGTGCCGGGTTGCGATCCGCTCAAAAAGAACTTGAAGCGCGGCAACAAGGAACTGGACACTGCCTACTTCAACCGCGAATGGAAGAACGTGCTTGCCGAACTGCTTGCGGCTCGACGGATGCACGGCCTTGCAACGCCTCAAGAGGTTTCCTCGCTTGCGAGGAAAGCTGCTAAACGACTGACCGAGATGGCTCTGCACGTCAGCGCATCTGATCTCCAAGAAGACCACGAAAAGAAGTCCATGGCTCTGCTAGAAAAAGAGGTTGACTAATGAACCCCTTACTTAGTCTTCAAGCTGGTTTTGGCAAGTTCGGCCCTATGCTTCGGCCAGAACAACTAGCAAAAGTCCTGAAAGCATCTGGGGGGAAAAGGCTTCCTCAGCAATTTGGGAGTAAATCAAGTAAGCGTATCAAAAAGATTCAACAGATTGACCTTGATAACTATGCGCGTATTGCAGTGCAAGGAGACCGTCAGGTAAGGAATGAGCTCATAGCAGAGTTACAAGGTCAGTTGCCCGACAAAGAGTTCAAGTTTTTTATTGAGCGGGTGCTTGCACTGCAAGGTGATGCTCCCGTAAGCACCATGACCCTCAATAACAAAGTTTTGAACCAGTTAATGAAGCTTAAACCACAAGACGATTTTGTTGCCAAGATGGCTAAGCAACGACAAAATCCCAACGTAGATGACGTTCTTGAAAACCTTAAGGACGACAGCGTTGATGCAGTAAGAATGGCTGCAGTCAAAAAGATTTCAAGCGAAGTTGATAACCCATTACGAACTTTGGTTTACGCTTCAATGACTTCTCCGGTTCAGAAGAGGCCAACAGAACTAGCAACTAGGCTTTTTGGTCAGCTTAGAGAAGTTGGGGAGGTTCAGGTCGGGTCAAGAAATTACGGCATTGCTGACTTCTCATCTAAGCCAAAGGCTGCAGTAGCTACTTTTGGTCGAGCCATGCGACAGAACCCCGACTTCAAAAAGGCAGCAGCTATGAGTCAGGAGTTTCCTGACGACAAGAAGCTTCGTGAGATTCGATTCAGAGAAGCACTGGACCAGCCAATTGAAACTCCGGTTATGAAGTACGTAAAGTCTGATGATCGTTATCAGATGGGGTCTGCCCAACTGCCTGCGCTTCAGGACTTGGCTGACATAGACACTCTTAGGAGGATTCTTGGTGCCCCCCGAACCTCATAAAAAGCTGACCAAGAAGAACGCCAACATCGAGAAGGTGCCTAGTGGAGAGGAAACCGTAAGGTCATTCTTTTCTCTTGAAGGTGCTGCTCTTGCGATCAAAGCAAATCAGTGGGATGTTCAGGAAGAAATGACGCAGTTGATCACCCACTCACGCGATGCAGACCCTAAAGTGTCTCTTCGTGCAATGGCGCAGCTTCGTGGTATCCTGAAAGAAGTTGCTTTGGCAAACGGATTGATTGGTCAGCAACGAGTTGAGATGACCAAAGAAGAAGAAGGCCACAAGGTCGTGATGACTGGCGTGACCAACAGACTTGTAAACAACCTCAAGGAGATCCCAGATGTCCTCACCGACAACGAAAAACCACACTTCGCGGCCCAGTACCTCCCAGCCAAAGAAGCCCGAGAGGCCGAAGCTGGGTCGGAGGGGAGTGCAGGCACTCAACCGGATCCTGACTCTGGATCGTGAGTCCATCGCCCGTAGTGGGGGGCCTATCCTGCAGGAGCTCGGCATCCGTGATCCAGCACACTGGGCCGGTAGCGCAGGCAACCTTGGTGAAAGGATCCGCACTGAGGTTCTGGACGACACTCACTTCAAGGACAGGTATGTCCATGTAGCCAACTTCCTTGCTGAAAACAGCTACATGAGTGACAACATCGAATATCTGTCTGCATTGATCCTTCGTGCAGCTGCAGTGAATCTGCTTGGAAAGCATCCTTCGTGAAGGTTGCACCAGTTCCGATGAAGGATCAGGGTAATCCTCTTTACCCTCTTCCTCCCGACTATCTTGAGCTGACACCCGAAGGGCAACGACTGTCTCGGGTGAACGCATGTCGTCAGTGGATGGTGCAGCACAACGACCCGCAAAGGAAAGCAACGGCCTTTGCGTCAGCTGTGCAGTTCTTCGATACGTACTATCTGTACCCTGACGATGAAGCAGAGTTCTATCCCATGTTCTATGACGATACTCCACTGGAGCCGCCGCTAGGACACTTTGCCATCTACAGGTTGTGGGCTCTGTCGCGTCGAGCGATCGTGGTTGCTCCCCGTGGTTTCGCAAAGAGCAACTGCATTCGCAAGTCTGCACTGCTGCAAATGCTTTCGAGGCCGGGGTACTCTTTCATTTACGCAACATCGTCTCATGACAATGCAGCCCAGACTGCACAGATACTGAAGACGCAGTTCACGGACAACAGCAGGATCTATGACGACTTTGCTCCTGAATCTCCGGGTGGCCGCATTACGCCCAAACGTGGTGAAAAGTCATTCGGTATCGAGCTGATGTACCTTGATAATGGATCTTGGTTCAGAAGTCTTTCTGCAGAGTCGAGACAGCGTGGTGGTCGTCCTCAGTGTTATCTTCTTGATGACCCTGAATACGACGGTAGGGCCGGAACATCTCTCTCGTTGCTTCGTTCTTACATGGAACAGCTTCTCTTCAAGGTGGTCATGCCCATGGTGACCCGAAGAGACACCAGCGTTAGGTGGCTGGCTACTTTTGTGTCAAGGAGGCACTATGCGTGGCACGCGATGGATACTGAAGAAACTGCCTCTGGGCATCGTTCTAGGGACCCTCGTTTTGACGAGTGGAGCCGTCTTGTACTCAAAGCGGAGTATCGAGACGAAGACGGAGATCGTCATTCTTGTTGGCCTGTTATGTGGCCTCTTACTGACTCCGACAAGGCAAAAGACGATCGACTGAAAGATGCTGTTTCCCTTGAGCAGATCAAGCGACTCATCGGATCTGCAAACTACGCTGCCGAGTACATGGCCGAACCGGGTCAGGCAGAGGACCAGCACTTCGGAACCCTCGAAGAAACAAAGCATGGTTGGTGGACTGAAGAGCCTGACGGTGAAGATCCCATCAACAGCAAGACCCTCATGTGTTGGCATGACAAGGACGGCAACAAGAACTCCGAAAGCCTTGCCAACTTCCTGAGGAATCGAGTCCGAACCTTCATTACCTGCGACACTTCCTACACTAGCACCAAGGATTCCGACTACAAGGTGGCAACCCTGATGGGGTACGATCTTGTTGAAGCTTCTCTCTTCGTGTTGGATTGTTGGGCGGGACAGACCCGAGAGTCGGTCTTGATCACCAAAGCATTCCAGATGGCACAGCGGTGGGGGTGCAAGTCCATCCACCCCGAGGTCGTATCTCAGTCTGTCTCTCTTTACAACACGATGCAATCAATCGTGAAGCAGAGAGCTGTGGAGATGGCCGGTGTTCAGGAGCTTCCGAGGATCGTGCCCCTTAGGGTGGGCCAGATGGACAAGACTTCCAAGATCAACGCCCTCGGATTCAGGTTTGAGCATGGCTTGATCAAGATGCCCCTTCGAAGACGGTACGACAGCCCGTGGTCCATGCTTTTCAACCAGATCGACGAGTTCAACCCAGACGCACCCAGTGGGGGGCTCCAGCACGACGATGTCCTTGACACCGTTTCCATGTCGATGTTCATCGTCAAGGGCCGACAGTACGCCACCAAGAAACTTGATGACCCTGTGGATCCTTGGGAGCAGATCCGCAAAGGAATCACAGTCGATCCCAACTCAGGACTGAACTACGTAGAGTCCTTGGATCCTTCAAAACTGACCCCAGAACAAGTGTCGGAGCTATTCAATGCAAGACAATCAGGAACCGATTCAGGATCAAAAGTCTGACCCCCGCTATGTGACGATCCCTTTTGAATACTACAGAACTTTGGTACAACACTTTTATTCTGTGGTGCCTTCGTCTACAGTACACGAAGGTCATGAGGCAGTAGACATAGACCCCACCCCGGTAGAGGTGGGTGAATCCATCAACTTACGAGGCATAGACTTATTTGAGGAAATGCCCGAAGGATATAGGAAGCTGAATTCCAATGGCGATTGACACTGTGCAGCTTCCCAAGGACAAGAAGTCCTTGGCTCGAATCATCTCCCTCCACATGGAACGGGAGCAGTCTCGCCTTTCCTATCGAAGAAGCATGTGGCAGCTTGCTTGGTACTACCTGAATGGGTACCGCCGGTTCGATGCCTTTGATCCTGTCAAGAACCACATCATCCCCCACTACCTCGACAAGGACGGAAACCTTGAGTTCCAGTCTCAGGACTTGATCTCAATGATCGACCGGGTAAGTGGGCGACTTTCCGCAATGGACCTCAGGCCCAAGGCCATGCGACAAGGTAACTCCTTGTCTGGACTTAGAGAAAGAACCAGTGCTCAGCTGATTGCTGATGCCGTGTTCTCCGAGCATCAGGTTGAAGAAGTAACCAGTCAGTTTGCCAACCTCTTTGTCACTCTTGGTTCTTGCGGCATCACAGGCCACATCAACGAGCATCCCACCATCGGGTTGTCTGCTGACCTCGAAGTGATCCATCCCAAGGAACTCTTCCCGTTCCCCAGCCTCAACGTCGATAACACCAAGGTGCGCGGCATGATTCGCCAGCGCATGGTGCCCCTGAGCTTCCTCAAGAACATCTATGGGGGGAAGATCGAAAGAAACAAGCAGGACATGGATGTGTGGGTCTGGGAACAGGGTCACAACATGGAAGTTCCCGAAGAAGGGGAACTCAACGATAACTACCCTGACCGGAGTTTCTCCGGCCAGAGCATGCACTACACCTCTGGGAACTATGAAACAGATATGGATGTGGTCAAGATCAGGGAGCTGTGGCTTGATGGGCCACGAGGTACCTGCTCTAGATACATCGTTTCTTCCGGTGATTACATCATCGAGGATCAGGACCTTTCCGACCTCGAAGTGTACTGCCCCGTAGGCTTTGCCCGATTCATGGACTCAGGCACATTCCACGGCATGGGCATGTTTGATCTGATGTTCTCTCTTGTCAGAGAACTCGAAAGAATGATGAAGTCTCTCTTCAATAATGTGAGAGACATCGACAAGTACGGAGTTGTCCTTCTACCCCACGGCACCATCAACGATCGTGCCGTTCTTCGTGATGTGGGCAAGGGCCTTCGGTACATGACGTACTCGAAGGATGCTTTGATGGGCGAGGACTTCAGGCCCATCGTGGTCAACCCCCACAACTCGGGTGATGCTCCGGGTAAGGTGGCTGGGTTTGCCCGCGATATCATGAAGCAGCTCTCCCCCCTACAGGATCTGATTGCGGAGAAGGGTCGCGTGGATAGCGCGGCAGGTCTGCAGTTCCTTGATGAGCAGCTCAACCGGGCAATGACTCACCCAAGCTCGGGTCTTCAGCGTGCGTTCGGGCAGATGTACAAGGCCACCGTCTCAAACGCCACCCGCCACATCGTGGTCAGCAACCCCTCCATCCCAGTCAACAAGCTGACTTTGGATCTGGCTGGTGCAGTGATCGACCCCGACACGAGCACAGTCAACTTCAAGCAGAACCCCATCCCCAACATGAGTCAGGTCTCCTTTGCGGTCAGGGAAACAAACCCTCGATCCGAAGTGTCCCGAAAGCAGGAAGCTATCCAGCTTTTGGACAAGAGGCTTACCGACCCCATGGGAGTCAAGTTGCTGGCTCTCAAGGAGGGCCTCGACTTTGCCATGTGGATGGACGAGGAAAAGGCTGCCTACGAAGTTGTAGTCCGTAACATCCTCACCCTTTACGGGTCAGGCGAACAACCACAGCAAATCATCATTACCCCCCACACGTCTCGACCTGACGTGCAACTTAGGGTACTGTCCGCATTCATGAGTGGTCCTGCCATGGGAGTCGCAGCTCCTGAAGTGCAGGACTCATTCAAGTCATACCGAGAAGCGTTGATCTCCTTTATGGGTCAGACACTTCCCTCCATGGTTCCCAACCCGGACGAGCTGGCCGAGATGGGACTTCCTCAACAGCAGCCTCAAGGGCCGCCCCAGCTTCAAGGAATGAATAATGCTCAGTGATTCAAACGAAACTCCTCAGGTTGAAAACGATGGCATCGAAGAAATCTCCATGGATACGGAGATCGAAATCGACGGCACCACATTCACCATTCAAGACCTTCTTGCAGCCCAGCAGCGTTCTTCCGAACTTGAACAGCAGGTTGGTCAGCTCAACGACTTCAAGTCCAGCACCATGCAGCTGATGAGCAACGAGGTCAGTGATGAAGGCCGTATGCGTGCGGCCCGCGTCGTGCTTTCCGAGTCAGGCTACAGCCCCCAGCAGATCGAGGAGTACATGTCTCAGTACTCGGACGCGGTCAATGGGGGGAGCGAAGAGCCCGAAGAATCACCAGAAGAACCCGATTTTACCGAGGGAGAAACCCCGATGAACTACCAAGACGAAGAGGCCCGCAGACAAGCTGAGGCAACCTCAGAAGAGCTTCGTCAGTACCGACTTTCAATGCTTCAACGCGAAATGCGTCAGGGTGTAAACAATGCTCTTGACACAAACAAAGATGTTGATGTATTGTTGGGTCGCCTGAAGTCAGGCGACAATTCAGAAGCGTTCGATAAGGCACGATCCAGCTTTGAGGAGCAGGTTCACGAGCAAACGGTAAAGATGCTCCAAGACAGAAAGTCTCGGGAAGGCAACTTTAGCGAAGCTTGGGTAGGACCCACCGCTCAAGAAGCAACTGAGAAAGTGCTGAGCACATACCGGACGGTAATCGGTGACATCGACTCAATCGGTCGAGCACCGGAAACAGTCTCCGGGGAATCGACTTTTGCTTCCAAGCCTCCCGTGCCAGAACCAGAATTCAAGGCTGGTATGACTCGGGGGGACGTGGATACATCCGTCCAGAATTGGAATACGGATGTACTTAGTAGGCTTGCAGAGGACTCCTCTGCAAGTGACGAGTCAAAAGCCTAACGGCTAATTTCCCAAGGACTATTTCAACATGGCTTATACAGTTACAGCCGACTCCCTTTTTAACACCCACAGCGGGCGTATTGAGGAAGTCATCAACAAGAACATCGGCGTGATCCTCCCGTCGATGGACCCCGCGTGGCGGGACACTATCGTTTCTCAGCAGGGCGTTGGCCCCGCATCGGCAATTGGCCGTGACATGCTTGTTACCAAGGTGTTCATGGGCTCCATGGCCGGTGTCGTTCAGATGAGCAACAAGGCAGAGACCGGCGACTTCACCCTTTTTGGTGACACGGATACTGCTCTTGGTTCAAAGACGCACCTGCAGAATCTCTCGCAGACCTTCCCTGACGCGACTCTGGGCACGAACGCTACGCCGTATCGTCTTCAGGTTCCCATGCGTGCAATCCACACCAACCTGATGATGACCCTCGGAGAGCTTCAGGCCGAAGCAACCCCGGCGTTCATCGGAAGCGTGATTGCTCCGAAGATGGAAGGTTTTGCTCGTAACGTGGCTCAGACCGTCTGCAACACTTGGTACACCACCGAGAACGACAACTACGTTCTTGGTACCGTTGCAGGCAAGGCGCAGACGGGAACTGCTGATGGGCACCCGACTAACTCTGTCAAGGTTACCTTGAACGAGAAGGCTTACCATCGCTTTGCGGTTGGTATGCGCGTTGACGTTCAGGATGAAACTGAATCTACTGGCAACGCTGATGACCTTGAAGCAACCATGATCGGGCTTTACGTTGTTGCAGTTGATGAAGTAAAGGGCGAAATTGTTCTTGGTTCTTCTTCTGGTTCTGCTGACGCACTCCACGGTGCTCTTACGGTCGGTGCAGCCGGTACTGGTGACCGAATTGTTCTTCCCGGTTTCCGTAAGTCTGGAGATACCGATAAGACAGCTGATGGTGCGATTGCTGGTGTGAACTCGTGGCTCAAGTCTACGGGTGACCTCCTCGGTAACGATGCCATCAGTGGCAACAGCATCGACGTTGGTACTCATCCTGAACACAAGTCCTACATGAAGAGCAGCGTTGGTGCTCTGACTGAGCACAAGCTTCGTCAGTACCTGCGTGGGTTCCACCGTGCCAAGGACCGTTACGGGATGTACATCGACTGCCTGATTGCATCTGATGGTGTGTGGCTCAACTACGAGTCGCAGAAGATCGGACAGTACATGGTTGATCGTACTGGCCGTCCTTCGTCCCTCAGCTCTGAAGGTTCTGCAGACGGCTTCAGCTTCACCATGGACGGGCGTACCTACAAGGGTTACACCTCGAACTATGTTGAAGATGGCGCAGTTTACGGCATCCGCAAGGGTGGTCAGAACTGGAAGCGTTACGTTCCGCCGTCACCCGCTGGCACCCAGCGTGCAAGTGAAGTCGAGTCCTTCCTCCCGTTTGAGTTCGTTGCTCCGGCACTCGGTTACTCGGGCATCAAGGCTCCGATTTCGAAGAGCGTCAGCAACTTCAGTCAGGTGACTGAGGGTGTGCAGCTCCCCGGTATGCTCCGAATGCAGCTGATTCCTGATCAGCCTTGCGGAATGAAGCTCACCGGCTGCAGCACTGACACTGAGTACGGCGAGTGATCTAGATTTCTCCCTTGAGGCGGGGGGAGGGGTGATTCGTTGCCCTTCCCCCTACCCTCATTTTTTACGGGATTACAAATGGCTACCAGCTATGAGTGGACCATCAATCAGGGGCAGGATGAAACTCTTGACATTACGTTCAAGGATTCAAGTGGTAGTCCCATCACGCTGCACGGGCTGAGCCCAGCAGTGACTGCTGAAATGCAGCTTCGAGAAGCGTTTACTTCATCGTCATCCAGCGCAAAGGTTTTGAGTGCTGCTACAGCCGCAACGGCAACCGTGACTTTTACGGGCGCAAACAACGTAGCTGATAAGACCTTGACGATTACGGACACAGCAGGGACGGGAAAGACCTTCAAGGTTTCCAGTTCCTCAACCGGCACCCAGCTGACTGCAGCTTCCACTGGCGTGCTTCAGATTCTTTCTGTTGAAGACAAGGCCAATGCTTCTGACGCAGCTAACGCTTTGGCGGCAGGAATCAACGCTGCCTCCATCAACATCACAGCATCTGCTTCTGGAGAAGTGGTTACCCTCACTCAGGATGTAGCGGGTACGGCAGGAAACACGACGATTACTTCGTCTTATCCGAACGCAACCGCAATCAACTTCACTGGGGGGCTTGATGCTGACATTACCGTCAGCAGCTCTACCACCGGGCTTGTGACTGTCTTGCTGCCTAACGCCACAACCGCAGCTTTGTCTGCCCCCGAAACTTATATGTATGACATTGAGCTTACCAACTACCCCTCAGATGGTAGAAAGTTCCGTCTTCTTGAGGGTACGATCAAGGTCCGACCTGAAGTTACGAGGTAAGCCGTGCCCAACACAGTAGTAGTCAGTTCTACTGATCCCCCCACAGTAACTGTTACTCCGGCAGACTCTCTTACTGTTTCGGTTACACAAGAGGCGGGCCCCACGGTTGCGGTCAGCAAGACCGATCCCCCCACGGTCACGGTGAGTGCGACTGCTCCGGGATTCAGCGCGGCGAATGCGCGGGACTCCGTGTCAGCTACCAGCCCTCTTTCGTACAACAGCAGCACGGGTGTCTTCTCTTACACCGAAGCAACTCACGTATTGAATGACCTGACCAACGTGTCAGTGTCTTCTCCCGGTATCCACGAATACCTCAAGTGGAATGGGGTAAGTGCTTGGGTTCCAGATGCTATTGAGATTGCCCACGTCACCAGCCTCCAATCGACGTTGGATGGTAAGGCTGCTTCTAGCCACACCCACAGCATCTCAAACGTCACCGACCTCCAAACCACTCTTGACTCCAAGAAAAACAAGGAAGTCATCGGAATCACGGTGGACGGCGGAGGCACGGTTCTGACTGCTGGGGTAAAGGGGCACAGGAGAATTCCATACGCCTGCACAGTGAAGCAGATCAACCTAATCTGTGATCAAAGCGGCAGCGTATCCTTCACGATCAGAACCCGAGCAAGCGGGGCAATCACTGGAACCTCTGCCACGACTGACGTGGTTGCAGTGTCCAGTGCTCAGACCGCAGAGATTACATCCGGGTTTGATGACGCAACGATTGCTGCTGATGACATGTTCGAGTTTGAGATTACAGGAACCCCGGCTACAGTCACACGAGCTACTGTGATGGTTGAACTAGAAGAAAGTTGATGAATGGCTTTCACCGAAAGATATCTCAACTACGACCTCAGTAGTGGAAGCAACGATGGCACGTCTGAAGCAAACGCTTGGCAGGATTTTGCAGCCTGTTTGAGCGGAGTAGCTGCGGGCGACAGAGTGAACGTCAAGCGCACTTCCTCACGGGCCAGCACAGGAAACATCACGTGGGGCGTAAGTGGAACCGCTACTGCCCCGATTCATATCAGAGGTTACACGTCTACCATCGGTGATGGTGGCATGTTTGAGATGACCCAGCGGTTCATTGTGAATGGTGAGCATGTCATTGTTGAGGGCTTGGATATTGAAAATGGAGGTTGGACTCTTGGTCTATGGCTGTCTGGTGATTACACAATTGCTTACCGTTGCAAGGTAACAAGCACCAGCACTTCTGGGTCTATCGCCCGTTGCCATGACGGGGCCTTTATCAACGTCCATGTTGCTGCCCCCATCAACTCCAACTTTATCGTTGAAGCTTTGCGGGCAACTCTAGTCGGTTGTTACTTCCACGCAAATGGGGGGACGACCACATCAGGAGCTAGGATTCTCAGCCTGAATGCCAGCCACATCACCAACAACGTGATTGACTGTGTGTTCAAAGGCAACGGAGACAGCGATCTTATTGGCATTGAAATGACAGGCGACAACAACAAGATTGGTGGAGCCATCATGAACAATACCATCGAGAACTGTGGAATCGGCTTCCAGCTCAAAGAAGGTCAGGATGCCGCAGGCGTGGGCATCACGGTCATCCAAGACAACATCGTTTACAACGGAGCAAAGGGATTCGAAAACCTACAGGGCACAAACACGTCAACCGCAGGGTTGTTCCTCAACAACAATGCAACCGGATCCCTCTCAGGCGCAGCCTACACAAACATGGGCGACGTGAACTACAATGCAATAACGTTGTCTGCAAGTCCATTTGTAGATACCACAGACTACGAGCTAAACTCAACGTCTGGTGGCGGAGCCTTGCTTCGTCAGCGCGGGGCACTCAAAAGCCTCTCCGACCCGAGTGTTGTTTCCCCTACTTCTTCCTCAAGAAAAACATTCCCCGACGTTGGTCCTATGGTGCGACCTACACCGGAAACCTCCCACGTCTTTTAGGTAATCAAAATGGCAGACATTACAGACCAAGAAGCTATTGCGTTCGCAAACAACTACATCCGGCCAATGTGCGAAACCCTCAGGTACGTCACGGTTCGGGGTGAGGATTGGGCCAAGAAGTGGAGCACTGTTAGCTCTCTCTTTCCCAATGACACAAGTGAGCTTCAAGATGGCCGCGATGCTGAGGGCATCTCCAAGCTGACAGGCCAAGACATCAACAATGTCGCTGTTGTGTTCAATGCCCTTCTCAATCTTATGGACGAGTCCGCCAAGACTGCAGTAGCAAAGCCTTGCGTTCGTCCCCTCCTTGCCTCCAACATCCCTAGCTCCTAAGGATTAGACCATGAAGTACACAGTCAAGACTGGCGCAATGCCCAAGAAGAAGAAGAAGATGAAGGTGAAGTCGGGAAAAGCGACTGCGGCTGCAAGCACTAAGCCGCCAAGGATGATGGGTGGGTATTGATGGCTAAGGATGCTTGCTATCACAAAGTCAAAGCTCGATACCGCGTGTTTCCCTCGGCCTATGCTTCCGGTGCTCTTGTAAAGTGCCGCAAAGCAGGGGCAGCTAACTGGGGCAACAAAAGTAAGAAGAAGCTCAAGGTCAAGAAGTAATGGCTACCAAGTTCAAGCTTGAAAAGTCAAAAGGTCTTCGTGGTTGGTTTGCTCGTAACAAGGGCAAGGGTTGGATTGATTGCAAAACGGGCAAGCCCTGTGGTCGGAAGTCTGCCACTGGGGGGAGCTCAAGACCCTACCCTGCGTGCAGACCAACCAAGGCCATGTGTACAACTGCGGCTAAAAAGAAGACAGGTCCTGCCAAGATCTCTTGGAAAAAGAAGACCAAAAAGAAGTACAAGGTGGTTAAGTAATGGCTGATAAGACTCAAATTTTGCTACGTCTTCTTTCTCGCCTTAAACCACGACGTAAAGATACATCGGAGTTTATGGACTTTAGCACGCGGACTGGACCTCCAGTAGAGCACTCTCCGATCCGTATTGACCGAAATGCTTTTACAAGCAAGCCGACTCGTCCAGACTTACTTTTTCTTGAGACCCCAGCTACAAAAAAGAAAATTCAAAAGCTTCTCGAAGCCCCTTATCCAAGCAAGAAGTTTGACAAGCTTTACGCTGAACTTATGAAAAAGACAAAGAAGAAGTAATGGCTGCAAAGATCAACAAGAAGACCATGCCGTGCAACAAGCCACGGAACCAACGAACCAAGACCAAGAAGTTCGTGGTGAAGGCTTGCCAGAACGGTCAGGAAAAGATCATCCGCTACGGCGATGCTAATATGACCATCAAGAAGAACCGGCCTGCTCGACGCAAGTCATTCCGGGCCAGACACAATTGTGCTACGGCCACCAACAAGCTGAGTGCTCGTTACTGGTCCTGCAAGAAGTGGTAAGTTTCCAAGGGAGAAACCATGAATATCGAGATCCTTTACGATCCAAAGCAAGAAGCCGCCGAGAACTATCTTTCAATGGACGAGCGGCATGAGCTACTCCCGGACGGGGAGTGGATTCGTGCTGTCCGAAGGGCTACCAAGAGAGACCGGCTCTTTGTCTACTACCACAGTGGCACCGGCAACTTTGTCCTAGCCGAATGGGTGTATGACGATTCAGATGGCATTCGGGTCTGCATTGAACTTGAGACCATGCCCTACCCCCCAGACCTGTATCGTGAGGGTCGGCCCACCCTTGACCACTTGAGGTGGCGATGTTGCATGGCTGAGGACATGATCGAGAACATGCACCAGAAAATGAGGGGCCTCAGAAACAGGGAGCTTGCTGATCGTGAAGAGGGCAAGCTTGAGAAGTCTGATGCCATAAATCGCTTGAACCACATGGGTATGTTCGAAGCGGCCCACCGAATGGAGATCGGTCAGGACCGCTACATCCCCGAGTCAATGGGGGGAGAATCCTTCCAAGCCGCAAAAGATGAGTTACAATCAATGGCACAATCTTCATCCCGCATAATCACCCACGGATAACCCCATGAGTAACCTCGTCAGAATGCTGAAGCTGGCCCGAGGCTTCAAGCCCGAACTTTCTACCCGAGAGGTTCGGAAGCTCCTCGAAGCTACCAAGAAGGAAGGCCAAGCTATGCGAATTGGCGACTATGACGAGGCTGATATGTACAGCATGAAGGTGGCCCCACTGCTGAACAAGCTCTTCATGGAAGGTACGGACAAGGTCACTAGACGGCAGAACATGGGGATCCGAGAGAACCTCGACGACATCCTTGACATGTTTATCAGAGGCGAAGGTAGATAATGCACGCAACCAACTCATTTCTGTACACGGTCATTGAGCGGATCCGAGGTTACTTGGATGACCCGGATCTGGATGCCAAGTACTCTGACGACTTCATGATTAGGCATGTCATCATGCCTTCAATGACGAGTGTGGTGTCGCGGGTAAACAACAGCTTGTCGAATCCTGTGGTGTGCAGGCTTCGTGTTTCGCTGGCTGCAGATCAGCAGTACTACCAGTTGCCCCCCACTGTGGGTGAGGTCTGGTCGGTATGTACCTATAACGCAGACACGGGGCGTGTTGAAAGAGATACGACTCCTCGGTCGTTTTACTCTCCTAGTGGTCCGAACTGGTCGCTTGAGGGTAACCAGCTCTCCGTGCGTCCGATCCCCAAAGAGACTCAGGACATCGACATTTTCTATACCCACTCAGGTGACATAATGCTTCACTATGGTGAGGCAGGAAAGCTGACTTCTGATTCGGACAGAAATGCAAACACTTTGGAGTTGGGAACCGCTACGCTTGGGGCTCACGATTTGAGGCCAAATGCTTACGCAGGTTCAATGCTTCGCATCTTTAGTAGTGGAGCAAGCCCGAATACTGTTTCTGTTGTTGAAGAACGACTCATTGAAAGCAGCACAATTAGTGCTGCCAAAGGCAATACCAACCTGACGTTGACGACTCGACTGCCATTCGACTTTCACTCGGACTCTTCTGCAGTCAAGTACGAGATCGCACCGTTTGGGTTGCAGGCCATGTATGAGGCGGTCGCTGCAGCGGGATCACTGAAGCTGGCTGCCTACAAGAAGGTCAGCGGCACTCACTACCAGATGATCCAGATGCAGTACAAGGATGCGATGAAGACTGTTTGCGATCACTACGCCAACATGCAAATGCGTCTGCCCAAGCACTGGGACAAGGACACTTGGGACAACCACGATAATCTGCAGGTGCTTCCCTAATGTACGACGGTGCTCTGTTTCCAACTCCAGTAAGTTCCTCTCAGGAACCTCCTTGGAATCAGTCAGGCTTGAGCCCTACTCTTGGTGGTAGGCTCTCTGACTTTTGGGGGCAGAAGATCAGGTTTCCGGGCAGGTTTCCTGACAACGCACCGGGCATCTACAACGGTCCTGTTTCAATGGCGGGTGGTTACCCCAGCATCAATCAGGGTACTCCTTGGCCTTCATTCCAGCTGACCATCCCCACCCCCAGCGGCGGTAGTGGTAATCCAGTCCCGGTCGGTATGGACCCGGTCGAGACTCTTGAAGAGGGTGGCCTCATCGGAGGTAGCTCCGACCAGCGCGGTGTCGTTCAAATAAATTCCGCCGTTGGTTCGGGTCAGAATATTCTTCAGGCTTCAGCAGGCGAAGGCGATACTGCAGTAATCAAAACTATTGTAAGTGGTGACTCTTCTCGACTCACTGTTGCGTCAGACGACAACACTGTCACCCTTACGGTAAACGATACGTCGGTCAGATCTGTTACGGCACAGAACAGCACGATTGATGTAAACACAACATCAACTGAGTTCCAAGTAAAAGCTCAGTACGCCCAGACACCCGAAACAGGCAACCTTCTCAAGATCGGCAACACTGCTGACGAGGACGACCCGGAGGACGTTCGTCTCTACTTTGGCGTAGCTTCCATTACAGGATACCGCTCAGTAGAAAAGAATCGGTTTGCCTACACGTTTCAACGTCGAGCAGGGGACATTCCAAACTCAAGCGTAGCTAGTGGCGAAGGTAGTCCGGGAGCTAACGACGTGTTTGCCTACAACTTGGCTGAGGTCCCAGTTACTACTACCCAGTACAACCAAAGAAGAGCAGATACAGGTACCCCGTTTTTCGTGGGGGGAGTGGACATTAGCGCACAGACTAGTACCAACTACCCTGCTGACTTTGCGCCAAGAGCGTTCGACTCAAGTGAGTTTTCTCACTCAAGTGGCACCACGACAATAAGTACTTACTCTCCGATGGTGTTTTTGTGGTGGGACAAAGACAAGACACTGGCTGATCACCTTCCTGACGGAGCAGACAAGACTGTGCCTCAGTGTTGGTTCCAGATGCAGATTGCCCATGATGGAGTCTGTGACGGATGACCCATCAAGTTTGCTGCTGCAACAAGCCTGCTAACGAGGACACCGGGGTTTGTAACTGGCCTCCTGTTCCCCCCAATGATTTGTATGGGGAGTTTCAAACACAACAATGGGCTCAGCTTGTCAAAATTAGTTTTTCAATCCCCATTGGCTATGTAGGAAACATTACCAACATTACTGCAGGTTTTTGGTGTACCGACGAAACTCCTATATCAGCTCCTTGTGGAAACAATAACTTATTCCAAAGTCCAAGTGGTCCTTGCCCTAGCGAACTCCGTTCTTTGGGAGAACCTGATAATTACGATGACGTTGCTGGTTACAGCAATCAACTATTGGCAAGTGTGTATTCGTGGTATGGAGACAGACCCTGCACTTATCTTATTGAAGATGGATACAGGGATTTTAGTTTTGTCAGCACAGTCTCTGTAATTAATGAAGCAGATTCTCCGGGAACATGTAAGCCTTACACTACGTGTCCCGGAGAAAACCCCGGCCAGCCTTCAGGATTTTGTCAAGATAGAATCGACGACGAAGCAGGTTGTCCATGCACATGGGCAGGTGGAGGAGGTGGCTGCCCCGATTGTTGCCTCGTGGGTAATGGTTGTATTTGGGGGGTTGCCGGTGTGCGTTGCCGTGAAGGAGGCAACTGTGGGCAGATTCGCGGGTGTGTTTGGGAGAATCTAGATGAAACTGGCAACTATAGAGACGCAACTTGTCCTACGGCAGGAGAGTGCGGCGGACAAGTTGTAATTGCTAGGAAATTTAGTCAAACCACAGTTTCTGGTTGTGTGCCAATTGGATTTACTTGGACGGGAAGATCCTCTCAAAGTGGCGGGGTTCTTCAGGTCGTTCCTCGTAACCAGCAGGGTGGGGGGTTACTATCGGGAGAGTTTCCTGATGAACTTAAAACTCTTTGTTGTTTGACCGGACCTGAGCCTTCGTCAAGACTTGTTGGTCCCTTTGGACATGAAGACGATAGTCAGTGCCCAAACAGTTTTGGTACTGGGTTTCCTTACGAACGTGAACCCACATGCTCTCTTCTTTGTGCAGACACTCTTTACGCTGAGGGTACTACTACATTTGGATTTGAGGGCATCAACTCCTACGAAATGCCTTCGTCAGACAACAGATCTAATCCGATCCGAGTTACCCCGAGCTCCGGTAAAAGTTTGCTGTCAATTGAGTTTGGGATTATCTGCAATCCAACATCAGAAAACCTTCAGGTAGTTGATGACAAGGGAGCTGGTAATTGCATCCCAGACGCAGGCCAAGTAGTTAACGAGTGTGACAGTTCGCAAGTTATTTTTGATGCTGAAGGTTTTCAGGGCATGAATTATGGCCCTGAAACGTATAACGTCAAGGTTTTTTACGAGGGCTTTCCTACTACCACGGGGATTAACTTTCGACCTGCTCGGGTTTTTATTGAAGCTCCGGGCCATGGCGTAAAGCCAAACGGGGACTTTGTTGTCCCTGAGCTCGTGCCCAATGCAAACGACTTTGGGAGCTTCTTTGTCTCTACAAACATAGAAGACTGGGTTGATATAACATGAACATTCCAAACTTTATCGACGAAGAAATCAAACCAAGAGACCTTCCCAAGCTTGAGATTCCAGAGCAACCCCAGTACGTTCCGGGGTCACGCTGCACTCAATGCGGAAGTGTTGGACTTGGGGACTTGGTTGAGACAGTTACCAAGTACACTGGTATCAAGCTGGTCGTATCCAAGATCAGCAAGAAGACGAAGAAGGACTGTGGCTGCAAGAGCCGCAAGACTCGTTGGAACCGCATTCGACTCAGAAGCCCTATCAAGGTGCTGAAGTAGGTTAGACCATGAATAGAAAATCAACTCAGTGGACATACGCGACTACTTCAACATCTGAAGACAAAAGTCGCCCCCGTAGCTCCACCCGGTTTGACCGGGCGTTTGAGCTTGTTGGGGCGGATGGGTCAGTCGAGGGGGGCTTGCGCCCCTTGGCTGGTTTCCGAAAGGTCAGAGACTTCGACTTCTACCTCACCAGTGGGGTGTCAACTCTTTACCAGTACGACTCAAGCGCAGAAGTAATCGACTTCTTCCCTGTTACCTTCCGAGTCAACAACAGCTCGGGCGACGAGGGCTACTGTTACGGTTACGTCTATCGGGTTCAGCAGACGGGCAAGAACACCACAGTCTGCATCGAGTACTTCAACAGCCTCGCGGGTGCTGGGGGGAGAAAGGGTCGTTGGTTTACGCCCGGAAATACTGCCCAGAATGCACCGACTATTATCTCAGACTCGACAGGAACCATTGACGTAGGTGATGGCCCAAGCGATATCGACACTCCTACGAGTGCTCCTGTGGGTGATCCTTCAGACAGCAACAACACTCTGTTTCTTACTGACAGGTTCCCTGCTGACCGAAAGATGTCCGTTTCTGTGTGGGGCAGATTCGTGTACATCTTCTGCGAAGGCCATAACCCGGTCCTTTTCTACGTTGATGACAACGCGAACTTCGACCCCAAGACAATTGGTGCTCGAACTGCAGACCCCCAAGTGGGTCCGGGTAAACAACCCCAACTTAAGAAGGACCTCAACGTCATCGGATCAAAGCCCCCTGACGACTCAGGGTCATCAGGAACCAACCTTGCCGATACTCATATCGGAGAGGAAGGAAGTGGTGTAACAAATGCACTACACAGAGCTTCAGATAGTGATTTCCCTGCAATTGCAAGGATCGTGGCTACGACCGATACAGCAGCAGCGGGCCTAAAAAACCTCAACTATGGGGGAAGCTCTGACAATCCGTCTTACCACAACACTGCTTCGGGAGAGGATGCTGAAACAGTAGACGCTGATGTCCACCTGTTTGAGTATGGCGATTACTCGTTTGCCTACTACTTGTTTGACACCAGAACGAACAGACGATCTGCACTGTCTCAAGTGTGTGAGGCAAAGAAGGAAGACTTTACCGGCAATACGTCTCGGTACCTTGGTCTGGACATTCGATACGATGCAGGAAAGTACAACCAAGCTTACGTCTATCGGTCAGTCAGAATGCAGGATGGAGGGGGCACCTACATTGGGGGGATTCTCCACCTTGAGGCAATCATCGACCTGAACTCTTGGGGTGTTAAAAACGGTGAAAGTGATGGCACTACTGAAGTGCCTGCTGCTTCCGGGACAAGAACTGCGGTCTACTGGTACCAGCTGAACGATACTTCCTTGGTTTATCAGGACATCTACGTAGACAAGTCGGTTTACGATGAGGTCATGCCCAAGGGTGGTTCTTCTCTGCTGTACGAAGGCACCATGCTGGTTGGCAACATCAGGGATCAGCCTGCAAGCACGACGATTGAGGCAAGACCGGGCGACAACTATCGAGGGCTGGGGGAGACTCGATGGTCTTCCGTGTATGAGCTTTCTCCTGAGTTGTTCCCCCCACTGAACCGTTACGTGCCGGACATGCCGACGAATACGGTGGACAAGTTCCTGCCTGTGGGTCCCGCTGTGATTGGGTTCTCTCGGGATCGGGTGTACTACATCATGAAGGAGGGTGCATTCCTCCGTCAGGTGGAAGCGCACAAGGGTCTCGGGGTGGTGAACCACAGGGCTGCGGATACTGTGGGTCCGATGGCGTACTACCTTGCGTCTCAGGGCTTGAAGGCCATCCACATGAATACCCAGATCGACGATGTCAATGTGCTCGACAAGTTGATCTCGGAGGACTGGGCCAAGTCTTCGGACAAGTTGATTGTGTCCTTTGACCCCACCCAGATGTGCGTCTTCGTGTTCAACCCTGACTTGGATCAGGTTGCTTGCCTGTGGTTCAATACCGGCAAGGTAACTGAGATCCATGATGCCACGTTCTCGTTGTGTTCTCGGGGCCACTGGACTTCGGTTCTGTCCGACAGCACTGCTCGGTTGGAGGAGCGGGTTCTCTGGGTGATGAACCACCCGACAGGAACCGCATCCGACAACACAGACTTCAAGGCTGGCATCTGGATTCTTGACAACAAGCGTCAGAACCTGACAGAAGACAACAAGCCAATGGTCAGGATGCTCCAGAGCACCTGTGCCAATGCCCAGCACGCAGTCAACTCCGTGAGTACGGCAAACAGCACCATCACCTTGGCTAATACCGGGGGTGAGGAAGAAACCAGCACGGACCTAGTGGGGGGATTCGTTTATGTGACTGCCAACAAGACCAGTGCTGGGGCGGTGGGGACTACCATCACTCCGGGCTTGTCTGGCATGAAGGCCAAGATCATCAAGGTCAGCGGCAATATCCTGTTCCTTGATGCGACCCAGTTTGCAGCAATCTCAGCGGTCTCTAACAACTGGGCTGATGTGGGCATGGTCTCGGTCTCCCCCATGTACTTCCGATATGTGGGTCCTCCAGTCACCAGCTTTGCGGGCAGTGAGCTGAGACCTCCCGGCGGAAACAACGTGTTCCGGGTCAAGCACCTGTCTTCTCTGGGAGCTTACTTCTCGGACGTGGCTCAACGTGGATCCCTTGATACGGCCACCAGTAAGGCGGCATATTGGAGGGCAGGTCTGTATGAGGGGGACAGCACTACCTTCAAGACCAATGCTCTGCCGATCGACCGGGATGGGGATGTGATCGAGGCAATCAAGGAGGGAGACCCTGATACTTACGCTGCGTTCTACGACCTGAACGAAACACAGCTGAAGGGAAAGCATGGTTTTCAGGCTTTCTCAGTGTCTCCCGCTTTGGAAATTTTCTGTGCTGATGTAGACTACAGGCTAATTCAGCTGCAGGCTAAGGGTACAATAACTGCGACTAACAGTGCAGAGGTGGCAACATAATGGCAGAGCCCAACGACTTCTACAATCAATTCAGAGGCCAGTATGGTGGTCTTTTTGACAATGCTTTTGGGAACAATCCGGGTGCTTTGGTCAGTTATCGTCAAGGTGACACCAATCGGCAGGACGGGTTCTACTCAGGAATGAACCAGCAGGCTCCGTTCGGGTCGTCTGGATCCAACCAGCCCAGCCAACCTCGACGAGCGGACACCTACAACTTTGGTGATTCACGCATCGAGATGGGGGGAGTAGGACAAAGCTACAACTCCCAGCAAATGGGTTCGTTCCTTGACATCCCAAGCAGCATGTTGAATCAGGTGGGCGCAGCTGCTCTGTCCGACCTTGCCAACACTGAAGATGCTGTGCAGCAGAACTTCATGGCTCGTCAAAATCAAATTGACAACATGGAGAACCTGCTTAGTCAGATTCCAGAAGAGTACTCGCGTCAGGCTAAGAAGGGTTCTGACCGGATCATTGCTGCGTCTGATCAGTACCGTGAAGACATTGAAGGTGTCTTTGATGAGTACGAAGATCGAACTGCTGAGCAGATGTCAGCGGCTTCTCTCGGTATGCAGCGGAATGCTGAGTCTCAGTCTAGGTACATTGAAAATGGAATGAACCCGGACGGCACTCGAATGACCCCCCAGCAGCAGCAAGCTGCACGGGAGACAGCTCAGTTCCAAAACAACCAGCAGCGACAGGTTGCCCTTGGTCAGATGGCAAACCAGTTCAATGAATCTCGATCCCAGATGAAGATGGCTGGGTACGGACAGGCTGCTTCGTTCGGTACTGCTGCGGCACAGGCTGCATCCCAGTATGAGCAGATGGCTCTGAGTGAGGCCACCAAGTACCTGTTTGACGGAAGGCAGGCCGTGTACAACATGGTCGCAGCCAACCCCCACACAGTTGTGTCCAAGTTCGATACGTATACAAACCTGTATGCTCTCCAGCTGAGCTCACCGGGTATTTTCAACCAGCCCGGTATGATGAGCGAAGAGTTTATCCAGCGGTCACGCGCCGGTCAGATTCCAGTCTAAGGTAACCCATGAGCCGAATGCCCCAGCCTAACTCTCCTGTTGTCTCCGCTGTTAGTGGAAAAGCAACTGATGCTGTCAATCGTGCGGTTGCTGCAGGCAACACGGAACGATCACTAAAGGCCCAGAAGGAAGCTCAACAGGCTGCCGCTGAGTCTCGTGAAAAGCAGCAGCTTCTTCAGCTCCAACAGACCAAGGAGCTGGCTGAAAAGAAAATGTCGTTTGATCGGGATCAAGCTGCTACAAGCAATCAGCTTACCCGAGACCAAATGGCACAAAGCCAGCAGCAGTTTAACCAGCAAATGGCTCTTAGAAAAGACCAAGCTGACCAAGCTAAAAAGCAAAATGAACTGGCTAAAGCAAGCCAAGCATACGAGTTGGAACTTAAGACTCTTGAGAAAAAAAGAGAAGTACAAAGAGGCAAGCTTACTAGAGAACAAGCTAAAAGAGAAAGTGAACTCCGGGAACAAAAGACGGATTCTGAAGCTCAGGCTGCAATTCTAGGTATTGCCATTGGCTCAACAGAAACTGACCTTAAAGAAAAAATGGAGTTCGTTAGAGAACGTGCGCTTGAAGATCAGACTGAACTAGGTGATCAAATTGAACAAGGAGCCCAAGTAGGTAGAGTTATTGCTAATGACCTTGCTTTGGACCCAGAAGCAAATCTTGAAGGCATTAACAGAAACAATGTCAGAGGAGGTGAAAACCTTCTGTTTATCTTTAACGACACAGACATCATCTCACAAAGAAATAACCTCCTTGAGTACGCTTACAACCTTGGTGTTAGGAACATCAAGACTAAAGACGGGGAGTTCATGAGCATTAACGATGCTCTAGAGCCAGCCGAAGGTACACGCGGATCGACTATCGCTGCAGGTCTCACCCTAGGTTTTACTACGTTGGGGGAAAACTTTAGTGCTCAGAGCATTCTTGAAAGCCCTGAGTTTCAAGAAGCACACGAAGCAGAAGTTATGCGAGATCTCAAAACTAGCGTCATGAAGTCTTTTAGGACTATGGCAGGTAGTGATTTCAACGCTGATGCAATGACGGCTGCTCTTGATACCCTCGCCGCTAATGGTTCAGTTCAAGATGTAACAGAGCTTGTTCGTCAGTCGGGAGTTAGCGAGGTGGCTTTTGCTGCTGCCCTAAACGAACTTGGGGATGGGCTAAGAGAGCGGTCAACTGATCTAGCAGCGCAGTCAAGTGGATTTGGTGGAGAAGCAGAGCGTTCCGGTTTTATGATGATGCTTGATTTTGAAACTGACTCAGCAGATGTTGATATAGCAAAGGGTCCTCAGCAAAGATTTCTTGCTGAGCAATACCGAGATGTAGCATCATCACTTACTCAGTATGGAACATCTCTTCAAAATCAACGTCTTGATGACCAACGAGCAATGATGAAAGCAATTGACAAGATTGAAAGGGGACTTGAAAGTCAGAACCTTTTGGCTCTTGATATTCCTTCTCTTGTGGGCTCCGACAAAGATCTTGAAACGACTATCCGAGAAAGCCCTATTCTTTCTCGGTTGGACCCCGATGAAATTTCTGAACTTCAGGATCTACTCGGCAATGCGCGTGAGTCTTTTGTCTCAGGTCTTGATCTTGATCAAGGACCTCCTGAATTTACCACGCTAAGGGGTTTGAGAGATTCAGCTGCCGAAACCGATCTTGATGTGGCTAGGCAGAGGGCTGTTATTGAAGGACTGCCTGCAGAACTCGACCAACTCCTGCTCGGTGTTGACGATGCCCCTGCTGTTCAAGCCCAGCAAACTAATGTTGATGCAAGACTAAACGCTCTTAGGAGTCTTTTCTGATCATGGCTCAGTGGAAAGAAATGTCCAAGCTCCTGACTGAGATGGTTGCCGACTTCGGCAAGGGGGCTGTGACATTCGAGGGTGAGAATGCTTTTGGTCTTGCGGTGGACAAGGGGCTCAAGTTCAAGGACCTCGGTCTTGAAGACCACGAGGTTACTTGGGATAAGCCTGTCACACCCAAGATGGTGAGGCGGTGGCTGTGGACACTCCGCAAGGAAGAAGCACTCGAAACCCCGAACGTGTTTGTGTGGGCTCTCAAGGGAGAGGACACTACAGTGGGGGGACTTGGCTCCCTCGTAGACTCAGACGACAACACCGGAATTGCTATTGAGGTGACCGATGGCGAAGCGTAGAGACCAGCAAATGGCCTTGCCTTTTAGAGGCCAAAGAAAGAAGTTTTCTCCCTCAACTCAAGCTGAGGTAAAAGAAGATCTTTCCCGTCTAATCAAAAAGCATGGATCGTTTGCTGACATTCCTGATGGTGAACGCCAGAAGTTTTTGTCTAAGCACAAGGGTTCTAAGATTCTTGAGGGCCTTAAGAACACTTCTGGTGCTACTAGATCCGCTTCCATATCCAAGCTGGCAGATAAGCTGGGGCTCAAGCCCGTGCCTACTCCCGCTAAGGAAGTTGCTGTAAGAGCAGCTCAAACCAAGCGTGCGGATCGCAGGCAGGGCAATCTGGCTAGTGAATACAGGGAGGCTGGGGGGAGAAACGTCCCAGAAGGCACACGCGACCCTCGTACTCCGGGTAAGGATGCAAGGTTTGTTTCTAGATCTAGTGGTAACACTACGAGAAGCAAAGAGGAGCTTACAAAAGCTCGACTTGAAAAAAGGGAACGTGAAGCTGCCGACCGCATAAACGCACGCAAGGAAAGAGAAAGAAAACAAAAAGGGGGTAGACCTACAACTAAAGCATTGGCTGTAAGGAAAAATGAACCTCTTAGAAAAACCAACAAAGGTGCAAAGGCTGCAAAGGCTGCAAAGACTGCAAGTAAGGTTGCCAAGGTTGGGCGCATGGCTGGGTTGGCTCGTGGAGCTGGTGCTCTGGCAGGTGGTCCTCTTGGCATTGCTCTTACTGCTCTTGCTGCCCTCCCCCTACTAGTTGCAGAAGACGTGGGTCGAAGTCGTACCCAAGCAAAACAACGTAGAGCTGCATCTGATAGTTTGGCTTCCGAACAAATTGCAGCTATGAGCCAATTGCTTTCTGGTCAGAACCAACGATTTGCAAACCAAATGTACAACCAACAACTTGAGTCAGGACTAGATCAAGTTAAGACAAGTCGTGCGGTTGATCGTCAACGCCAGATGAGCCCACAACTTTTGGCTCTACTGGCAGGTGAAGAAAATAGGCTGTCAGGTATGCGGGGCGAACGAACTCTATCCTCTGCTGATGTGGCCTCAATGTTCGGGGGTAACTAAGTGGCTATTCCAGCGGCGTTTGCTTCGATTGGTAGAGGTCTTCTTGGCGCAGGCAAAGGCGTAGGTACCGCTGCCCAGTACGTTACTGCTGGGGGCAAGTACAAAGACGTTGGCCGTGCAATGATGAACCCTCTTGCCAAGGCGGAAGAGGGTAAGCGCAACCCGCTGAGCTACATCGGGGGTGCTGGTATTGGTGCTGGCTTCCTTCTTCCCATGTTCTTTGGGGACAGACAACTTAGTGACCAACAGCTACTCTCAGAGTTTCCTGAGCTTGAGCTCCAGCGTAAACAAGCAAGAGCCCAGCAACGGGCGGCAAAGATCCAGCAGATCAGAGACCGTGAGCGGCAACGTGACATTGAAAAAAATGAGCGTAAGCTTCAGCAAATGGCACCCGACCTGTATAATCGCATCTCAGCGGGAAGGTACCTCCCTTCCGGTGCTGTCGTAATTGGTGGGGTTCCGCGTCGGGATCTCATTCGAGAACTTGCCGAAGCCATGGGCGACGGCGCATTTACTCCCCCCACTGAGGGGCAGGTCGGCGTGAACGACCTTCTTTCCTAAGGATTAGACACATGGCAGACGGCGAAACCCTTCTTGCAGCTTCTGAGTGCCCGGACATTTTTCAGTACGTAAGCGTTACTCTGGGTGCTGACACAGTGGATACCACTGGAACTCTGGATGCATACATTATGTATTGCGACAGGGATACCGTTGTTGACGCGGCATTCATCTCGTTTACTACGGTTGATGCCTCCAACGATGCTACCTTCCAGCTTCAGTACGTTCCTTCTGGCCTGCAGGATACCGCTAGTGTGACCCCGGTTGGCCCTGAAGGCTCGGGCACTGCAATTACCAGCACCACTACTTCGGGTGCTACGGCTGATGCTTCCGTCTCATTCACCATGACTGAGACTGCCAACGTGGTTCCTGCGGGTAACCGCATTGCGCTGAAGGTTGCAGGTACTTCTGACATTGAAGGTGTGAACATCACTCTTCGCATCCGTACTCGGCGCAAGTAATGAAGGGGTAGGATGTCTTCCTTTCCCCAGTCATTTGATCCGATCCGGTCATACGACAAACCGGATGTGTTTCTCACGCAGTTGTCTGATGGTGAGGCTTCGTTCGAGTCATTGCGTCGAACGATCCTGAGCCCGGATGACTTGTCCCTTGAAGAAAGGGACTCCTACGTCCAAGACATCAAGGATGCTCTTGGCAACAACATGCTCACGAACACCATGGTGGACATCGCCACCAACCCGTTCGTGTTGCTGTCCTTTCTTGTGACTCCTCCCGCAGGAAAGGCTTTGCGTTCTACAGGTCGGTTGTTCTCCACCCAGAACTGGAACCGCTACCTACAAAATGAAGGACTGGCATTCCGCACCCTTCATGCTTTGAGGCTTACTCCCACAACCAGTCAGCTTCATGGCACTCCTGCTGGTCCGATCATGCAGGAAATGGCTACTGTCCTTGAGGACCTTCAGAAGCTGGAACTCAAGACTGTATCTCCTGCAATGGAGAATGTGATCAACCGTATCGAAAAGGCAACGGGTGTTCGTGTAAACACTCTTGACCCGGACCTCGAACGGAACCCACAAGTCAAACAAATCCTCCACGAAATCAACGATGCGATGAGCATCAAGATGCAGAAGTGGGACGTACCTGACCGTGCAGTCACTCGGCCTGACCTGACTCCGTTTGGCGAAAAGGATGTGCGTCTCAAGTTTGCACGCATTCAAGACATGTCTCCTGATGGATCACGGATCGGTCAGTTTGCAGAGCCCACTACTTTAGGCCGCAAAGAGATACGTCGTCTTGCTGAGATCAACAACAAACGAGACAGAGCAATAGACAGGATTTACGCTGAGTACGGATCAGGAGATCCCGACGAACTCAGGCGGGTACTGGAAGACGAAGTTAGAAGCAGCAAGTACCTGACCAGAGAAGCAGACAAAAAAGACTGGTCTCGTTCATTTAGAAATCGCATTGTTGAAGATGCCGAGATTGCAAGAGACGCCGATCAACGTCAGCATTTTCACTCGTTGACTCAAGGTAGGTTTGTCAGCACCTCAACAAAGGGACATGCTCGGGAGCTCATAGAAGGTAGAACTCCTGAATTGGTTGAAGAGTCTGACATAGTTCCCAACCTGTTTACAAGTCCTCAGCAAAAAGCAAAGCTTGACCAGATAGTCAACGACTACGGTTTGGATGAATACATTGATGCAATGAAGGAGTTCAGGAGGGACCGCCTGATCAAGTTGTTTGGCAAGGAAGGTCTGGAGAACTTTGTCGTTGACCCCAACAAGGTGACACGAATTGGTCACGCAATCGCCGCCAAGTCAGAGAGTGCGGGCGAAGCCGTAGGCTTGTTCAAGATGATTGATGACGTTACCGGCAACTTCTTTGACGATGATGTCATGAGTTTCATGAGGACGGCTAGAAGCTCTGATCCTCAAGCAGACGTTGCAATAAAAGCCCGAGAGCTCTGGAACAAAATGCAGGGCAAGTTGGCTGAGTTTACTGAGCGTGGGTTGCGAGACAGAGAAGCTTACGTACCTAGAAACATCATTAAAACCGTAGGCAGAGATGGTGAAGAACTTCCTGTCGAAGAGTTGGGCTTTGACAGAAAACAGGCAGACTACTTTCTTGGTAAGTCAGCGCAGACACGAAAGCGGTTTGTTGGCTTTTGGGATCCTGATGATCTGAGGAGAATGCGGGATACCTTCGGCTCGACTGATGATCTCGACACCATGATCGACGATCACTCTAGGGAAGTGGCAGCACTTCTTGATCGCCCAGAAAAACAAGCCTCCACTTACCGCATCAACTTCCAAGAGCAGTTCAGGCGGTACTCCCACCGATCCGCTTTGACCTACACGATGCACATTGCTCGTCCGCGTAGGGGTGTGTTTGCCGCACTTGAAGACACACTCACTCCCGAGGTCATCGAAGCCAAGCGTAATCAAACCAGACAGGGTAAAAAGCTAACTGGTTGGGCAAACCTGAGGCAGGGTCTTGACGAAGAACCCGCAACTCTTGCTGACCTCTACGACAAGGTGAGTCCTTCGGGTGTTCCCGGTGTAGCTTCCGACATCGACCTCGTCACAAAGCTCGAACCGCTGGGGGGAGTGAGCCTTCTCGACTTGCTTGAGGGTTCAGTCGAGTCCTTGGCTGACACACGAACTCGTAACCTGATTACGGAGAACGTGCTTCCCACGATTACTGGGCGAAGGCATGTTTCTGATGTAGTCAACGAGGGCGTGACCAAGTTCATGGAAAGCTCCATTAACGGGTTTGCCAACGGAACTCTGGGCAAGGCCATAGAAAAAACGGGAGAGCCCGGTAAGAAGTTTGTTGGTCAGATGCGGGACTGGCTTGAAGACCCCACCCGAAAAGCTCTCAGGAAGAATGCAAACTACACGGGTGGTCTTTCTCGTGGACTGTATGCATCCCACCTTGGTCTGAACTTGGGCAGCATTCAGCTCAACATGCTCCAGCCCTTGACCATGGGTATGCCCTTGGTTGGGGTGGGTCCGACCATGAAGGGTTACGCAGACGCATTCAAGCAGATGGTGTCCTACGCAAGTGACCGTGCAAAGATGCCTGCTCGGATGACCGACCCACAACGTGCAGAGCTCATGAGGAAGCACTTCACTGAGCGCATGACAGTGGGGGGTGTAGAGAGAGACGTGGACTTCAGCGAACTTGCTGACATTGGCAAGTCTGCGTTCCACATGGTGGATGAAGCCAACCTCCGCAGTGGTTATCGGCAGAAGGAGGGTGGGCTCAAGTACTGGTTGTTCGAAGGTGTGATGAAGCCATTCGAAAAGGCTGAGTGGTTCAACCGACTCACCATGGCTCACGCATCCAAGCACGCACGCATTAGTGCAGGCAAGCTGAACAGCCTTGAGGACTTGGGTCGAATGAAGGATGACACCATGAGCTTGGTTCAGAGAACCCAGTTCGGTAGTGATCCAATCAACCGCCCTGAGATCTTCTACTCAGCGTACATGAACAACCCTCTGGCTCGTCAGTTTCTGCAGTTCCCCATTCGTCAGATCACGGGAACCCTGCTGAACCCCGGCGAGATGGGGGGAAGCGCATTCCAGCACGCAATCAAAGCGATGGGATACAGTGCCATTGCATACGAGGTTGGCAAGAACACGCCTTTTATCGGTGGCCTTGATCTGTCTCGTGGCCTGTTTGCCGGGTCCATCGTTGACACGTTTGGGGGGGACAGGTTCTTCCGGGAAAGAGACCCAACGGGTGCTCTGGTTTCGAACTTTGTTCCCCCTGCGTTGGATGTGGTGATCAACGCAGCGCAGGCCATTGGCACTCAGGACTTTGAGTTGCTTGCTGAAACCATTCCTCGTGTGATTCCGGGCGGTGTTGCTGTAAGTCGTGCGTTGGGTGTTGCCAATCAGGTTCCGGGTGCGATTGGATTCCAGCGTGAGTTCGCCAACTGGGGCAAGATGGAAAATGGTCAGGTCCCCGTGTACAAGGCGGACGGACGATTCGTTGGTGGCTTCGACCCGACTACCCTGCTGCTCCGTTCGTTTGGTACGGATCTCCGGTCAGTAAAGGAGCCACAGCAGTTGAGTGGTTTCTTGCTCCGCAACCGAGAACAGATGAGAGAGTACAGGCGGAAGTGGATTTCATCTGTGTTGGGTAACAATGTGGGTGAGGCTGAGCAGGTAAAGGCAGAGTTCGAAGGCCGGTTCGGTATGCCGCTAACCGTCACTAAAGCCCAGATGAAAAATGCGATCAAGCTAAGGGAGAGGTCTGTGGTGTCGAGGATTGCTGATACCATGGAAGTTGCAGCTAAAGAACGGTACAACCAGTTTGTTCCTGACAACTACTTTGACAAGGCTCCTGAACCTGAGGTGGATGCTCAAACCGCCCAGTACATCTGGAGCACCCTACAAGAGAGAAAAGCCCCACGGATCGGGGAGTCAGGAATCCAGTAAACCGGAAGTACCAAGGGTCTCTCTCCTTTATGGGGGGAGAAAGACAATAAAGAGAAGGACTACATTGGAATGTCTGGTCTCGCCAAAATAGCGGTCATCTCCTGCACCCACTGTCCTTTCATGCCCGAGGAAACCAAGGACTGGATCCTCAATACATTATCGGACATCAAGGGGCTTACCCACTTCGGACATCTGGGGGATCTGTTCGAGGCGGGGGCGGGATCAATCCACGCCAACGAGTATGACCATACCCTGCAAGATGAGTACGAATCGGGCTACAAGCTCCTGAAGGCCCTGAGAGGCGTTCTCCCGGCTTCCACCAAAAGGTGGTGCAACATGGGGAACCACGACGACAATCTCCTTACAGAGGATCCTAGGCGGGTTCCAAGGGAATTCAGGGATTTGGTGGACTGGAGGAAGCACCCTGAGTACGGGGAGGAGTTCAGGTCTTGGGAGTGGACCCCCTACGAGAAGTCCCCGGCGGGGTGTTACAAGGTGGGCCAGTGCATCTTCTATCACGGGTTTGATGCAGGCCAGTCCTCAGACGAGCTGGAAGGGCTCCAGTTCATGAACTTCATGGGTGGGTACTCGAACCTGCTCATGGTCCGGGGGCATACTCATCGCCCTGTTCCCCCCACTCAGATGCGGAGGACGGCTAGGATTCCTCTGCCTTGGTGGTATGCG